GCAGACACTGGTACAAACGTAACTTCAAACGTAGTTGATCTAGGTAGTGATGCAGTTTATGCTTCATCATGGAGACTACTGAACGAATACGTTCTAACATTAGAAGGTCCAGGCTACGCACAGTCAGCAAGTGCTCCAACAACCGTTACAGCAGACAGCCAACTATGGTACAACAGCATTGTTGACGAAGTGGACATTATGGTTCACAACGGTACTAAGTGGGTAGGTTACAGAACTTACAGTGCAACAGCCGCTGAAAAGTCACAGTATGCTACTTCAACAGATGTAACTACACGAGTTGGTTACACTCCAATTGTATCAGCTACTAAGCCAGCGATTGCAGGTAAAGAAGATGGCGACTTGTGGATTGACACAAGCGACCTTGAAAATTACCCAACAATTTACAAGTTTAACAAAGATCAAAAGAAATGGATTTTAGTTGACAAGTCAGATCAAACAACAGAAGATGGTGTTCTATTCCACGATGCACGTTGGGCAACAACTGGCACAGCATCAGAATCATCAACTATTGCAGAACTAGCAACTTCAAACTTTGTCGACTTTGACTGTCCAGATCCTGCATTATACCCACGTGGTATGTTGCTATGGAACTTACGCCGTTCAGGCTTTAACGTTAAGCGTTTTGTACAAAACTATGTTGACGTTAATGGCGAAAATGATCGTTATAAGCCAGCAGGTGTTGCAGATCCAATGGCATTGTATTATCCACACCGTTGGGTTAGCGAAGCCGCTAACGAAGAAGACGGTTCAGGTACATTTGGTCGCAAGGCACAACGTAAAGTTGTTGTACAGAAATTACAAGCATTAGTAAATGCTAACCAAGACATCCGTGATGAAGAATCTCGTGTGTTTAACTTGATTGCTTGCCCAGGTTATTCTGAGCTAGTAGGCGAAATGGTTTCATTGAACTACGATCGTGGCTTAACAGCATTCATCGTAGCAGATACTCCAGCACGTTTAACACCAGATGCTACATCAATGAGCAACTGGGGTAACAACCAAGCAGGTGCATTGGAAGACAATGACAAGGGTCTAGTAAGCAGTGATGAATACTTAGGCTTCTTCTATCCATGGGGTTACACAAGTGACAACATTGGTAACAACATTGCTGTTCCACCAAGCCACATGATTCTACGCACTATTGCGTTGAACGACCAAGTTGCTTATCCATGGTTTGCTCCAGCAGGTACACGTCGTGGTGGTATTACTAACGCAACAGCAGTTGGTTATATTACAGCAGAAGGTGAGTTCCAGTCAGTTGCATTGAACAACGGACAACGTGACACAATGGCTAGCATCAAAGTTAACCCAATCACGTTCATTACTGGTACAGGCTTAGTTAACTATGGTCAGTACACTCGTGCTAAAAACGCAAGTGCATTAGATCGTATCAACGTAGCACGTTTAGTAATTTACTTACGTAGACAGTTTGCTCAACTAGCTAAACCATATGTGTTCGAACCAAACGATAAAATCACTCGTGATGAAATCAAAGGTGCCGCAGAAAGTTTATTATTAGAGTTAGTTGGTCAACGTGCTCTATACGACTACCTAGTTGTGTGTGATGAATCAAACAACACACCAAGTAGAATTGACCGCAACGAACTATATCTAGACGTAGCAATTGAGCCAGTGAAAGCTGTGGAATTTATTTACATTCCACTACGCTTGAAGAACACTGGTGAAATCAAAGGCCTAGCATAATAAACGGAGAATATTAAAAAATGTCAATTTCATCATTATCAAAGTTTACAGTACCGTTAGCATCAGGCCAAAGCTCAACTACTCAAGGTATGTTGATGCCAAAGTTATCATATCGCTTCAGAGTGATGTTTGAGAACTTTGGTGTGTCTGGTTCTACTACTGAACTTACAAAACAAGTATCCAAAGCCGCACGTCCTAACGTAGACTTTGGTACTACAACAATCGATGTGTACAACGCTAAGATCAACTTAGCGGCTAAGCCAAGCTGGAAAACTATTGCTGTTACTTTACGTGATGACGTAACTGGCGCAGTAGCTAAACTAGTAGGCGAGCAACTACAGAAGCAATATGACTTTATGGAACAATCTAGTGCAGCCTCAGGCGGTAACTACAAGTTCACTATGGCCATTGAAATGTTAGACGGTGGTAATGGTACTAACACTCCTGTAGTTTTAGAGCGTTGGGAGTGCTATGGTTGCTATGTAACTACTGCTAACTACGGCGCACTTGATTATGCTCAAGCTGGTCCACAGATGATCGACTTAACTATCCAACCTGATAACTGCGTACAAACTATTAATAGTGCAGGTAATCAAAGAGGAACAGCCGCTACACTTAGTGGCTCAAAATAAAAAAAGGCCGAATAGGCCTTTTTTTATGGCTTTTAGTTAACTACATAGTTAATTCTTTCGATAAATATTAGTATGGCAATCACACCTAATTCTTATCTAAAACCCATCGGCGACGTAACCTTACGTGACCCACAGCATGGCGCACGACTTTTTACAGACGATAATCTTAGATTAGCGCCTAAGTTAAAGTTCCTGTTCCATGTGTCGTTTAGCATCAATGAAGCCGCACTAAAGAACATTGCGTTGAGCCAGCGTCATAAGAATGAAATTAACATGTTAGTTAAGAGTTGTGATTTACCTAACTTTACAATTAAAACTGAAACTGCTAATCAGTATAACAGAAAGAAGAACGTGCAAACAGGGCATTCATTTGCTGGTATTAACATTAGCTTCCACGACGACAACATGGGTTTAATCAACAACCTATGGCAGAACTATTACAGCTACTACTATGCTGATCCTATTAGCGCACAGCAACCTGGTGCATACAATAGAACAGCAACACGTAATGCAAACTTTATTTCAAGCAACTATGGTTTAGACAACGGATCAACAACTCCGTTCTTTAATAGTATTAAAATTTACCAAATGGCACGTGGCGAGTACGTAGGATATACTCTACATAATCCTATCATCAGTGCATGGAACCACAACAAGGTAGACTATGCTCAAGGCGGTGTACACGATAATCAAATGACAGTTATGTTTGAAGCTGTATCATATAGCAATGGAACCATTGGTAACGGTATCCCAGAAGGGTTTGCATTAGAGCACTACGACCTGACACCAAGCCCATTAGGGTCAGCATCGGATGCAATCGTATCTGACTTGGGATCAGCTAGCCCGTCGTTTACAGGTGCAGACGCATTGAACTCAAATAACATTAACTTTTTAAATAACGCTGTTGAAACAGTCAACGGTTATTCAAATAGCAAAGCATTAAACACTGCCGGCCTTGCAGGCATTTCAGTAACGGCAGCAGGTGCAAGTGGCGGTGTTGCAGGACTGCAAGGGTTTGCGTTCCCTCAATCTAAACCAGCTAGCAATACAACAGTTGCAACTAAAACTAAACTAGGTTAACTATGTCAAACTTACCATCAAAAGAACAAATTGATAGCTCAACAGATGTAAAATCATTCTTTGATAAGTTCTTCCTTGAGCAGATTAGCTTTCCATCAAATCAAATTGATGCAGTAGTAGGCTTCTTTTTAAAGCGTGGCTTCGACGTTGAAAGCGCACGTAGCACAGGTATTGTGTTATTAAATCAAGCACGTCTTGATAACGTAAATGTGTTCCAGCTTGTTGACACATTAAAAACTCTAACTGACGTACAACTAAGTCAAGTAGTTGCGCAGGTATTAAACGCTTACCGTGAAAAGATCAGCGTACTAGGATATCGTGTTGCACCTATTGCTGATGACTACGAAAGTCGTAACATCTTAATCTAATATGGCCAGCAAGTTTGCAAAGGGCAAATTTGCCATGAAAAATCCGGGTAAGTATGTTGGCCTTAAAGTTCCAACATACCGAAGCAGTTGGGAATGGAGCTTCATGAACTTCTGTGATACTAATGAAAGTATACAAAAGTGGGCAAGTGAAGCTGTACAAATTCCATATCGTGATCCTTTAACAGGACGACACACAGTATATGTGCCAGATTTCTTTATTCAATACGTTGATAAAGCCAACAAGATGCACGTTGAACTAATTGAGATTAAACCTGCTAGTCAAGCAATCTTAGAACGTGTAGGCAAGAACAAATACAATCAAGCACAATATGTTAAGAATCAAGCCAAATGGGCGGCTGCTCAAATGTGGTGCAAACAACAGGGCTTAAAGTTCCGTGTAGTAAGCGAAAATGATTTGTTCCATAACGGCAAAGCATAAGTAAAGTTATGACCAAAAAGCTCGAAGAAATCCTCAACTTACCTGAAAGCAAGAAGATTGTTAAGCAGGAAGAAAAGAAAGCGATGAAAGAAGAAGTTGCAAAACCCTTCCTTCGCGACATGTCAGAGTTTGACAAAATTGCCGCTGCCTTACCGCAGGTTAAAGGACTAGGCGATATTGCAGATGACGAATTTGACGAACTAGCAAAACGTGCTACAGATGCGTACGACGACCTAATGGACTTAGGTATGAACGTAGAAGCTCGTTACAGTAGCCGTATTTTTGAAGTTGCAGGTGGCATGTTAAAGAACGCAATTGATGCAAAATCTGCAAAAATTGACAAAAAGCTCAAGATGATTGAGCTACAACTTAAGAAACAAAAACTAGATCAAGATGCTAGCCCTAATGAAGAGGGCGGAATCAGTATTCCAGGTGATGGCGTTATTATTACAGATCGTAACAGCTTACTTGCTAAACTTAAAAGCATGGATAAATAATACATCGGGATTAAAATATGAAATCATTTAAAGACTATCTAATCGAGAGCAGACAAACTTACGATTTTAAGATTAAAATTGCAGGTGAGTGCCCTGAAGATTGCACAAAGAAAATCAAAGAAGCGTTCTCGCAATTTGAAGTTTCTAGCTGTTCATCTGGCACACGCACTCCTATCCAAGAAACACAAATTGACTTTCCTGAACAGAAGAACATTGAAGTTACTGTTTACGAAGTATGCTTAAACTATCCTGCAACTAGCGATCAGTTAAGAAATGCGCTAGCTGAAAAGTTAAACACATCAGCTAGCTTAATCAAAGTACGTAATCCACAAGAAGAAGCAGAAGCCGAACTTAATCACAAAAATGACGACAAGTCAGGAAACGTGTTGTTAGGCAACGATTACGAAAAAGCAGATAATCAAAAAATGGTTGGTGACAAAGGTGTTGCTAACTTCTTAAAAGAACTGTCAAAAACTAAGACACAAGGTACACAATACAAAGGCATCAATGATAAAATTCTTGCTAAAAAGTCACCGAGTGAAAAGTCAGCGGCTGTTAAAGCAGATAAAAAAGCTGGAACTGTTAGTCCTGTAGGCAGCAAACAGAACAAAGTGCCAAGCGCAAAAGGACAATAATATGAATTTCAACGACTTATACAGAAAAATACAAGCAATTGACGAAGGTCAGGTTGTAGAAACAGGTACTACTGGTACTTTAGATTCTCCATTGATGGGTGAATGTGGCGACATGATGAGCGGCCCTAACCAATCACCTAAGCAAAGCGATTCAGTAACTATGAATGTTAGCATGAACGGCAGTGGTGCAGGCGGCATCCGTGATTTAATGGGCATCCTAAAGAGTATTGAACAAGGTGGTCATGATCACGATCATGATGAAGTTGATCTAGCATTTGGCGAAGATACTCCAGGTAGTGATGCAACAACTACTCCTAATCCAGAAGTTGCTCCAGTAAGTTCAGTAATCCCAACAGGTGATGACCTAGCAAGCAAAGGCGGCAACGAAGTTGAGAAAGTTAACGGCGGCGGCAACCCGTACACTAACGTTGGCGAAT